ACCGCCGGCGTTGACGTCCAGAAAGATCGCCTGGAGTGCTCGCTCGTTGCCTGGGGCAACGGCGAGGAGGGCTGGCTACTCGATCATGAGATATTCCCCGGAGACACGGCGCTTCCTGGGCCATGGGAAGACCTTGATGAGTACCTGCGGGACGCGCGCGTCACCATGGCATGCGTTGACTCTGGATACAACACATCCATTGCGAAAGCGTTCTGCGCCGGGAAAATCTGGGCCTTGCCGACCAAAGGAATCGCCGGCATGGGCCGCCCATTGATCGAGGACGAGCGCCTACGCAAAAGGCGCCTGCGCGTGCGCCGCAAGAAGGGGCAGCCAATCGAGCCGCTCGGCGTCGATCAAGCCAAGGCGCTGATCTATGCCCGCCTCAAGCTGCCGACGCCTGGCCCTGGCTACCTGCACTTTCCGGCCGACCCGGCGTTCGACGACGAGTATTTCGCGCAGCTCGCCGCCGAGCAGTTGGTCAAGCGCATCCGCGGCTCGCGCGTGTTCAGCGAGTGGAAGCAGATTCGCCCACGGAACGAAGCGCTCGACTGCCTGATTCTCGCGCTCGCCGCGTGTCGGCTGGCCGGGCCGCTGGCCACCGGCCCCAGCACACCACCAGACAGCGCCGCCGCCGGTCGCGCTGACGGTAAGGCGCAAGACGCGGACTTGCCCTTGCCGAGCGACAGCAGCCACGTCGCCGCGGCTGCCGATGCTTCGGCCTCCACCACCGCAGCCGACACCGCCGCGCAAGTCTTCGCCGCGATGATGGCCGCTCGCGCCGCAAAGTCCCGTGTCCGGCGATAGCCTGCGCGAAATCATCGAGACCGCCCGGCAAGCGCTGCCGGAGGTTCCCGCGGATGTGTGGGACCGCTTCGAGGCCGCCGTGCGCCGCGAGCACGGCGCCACGCGAATCTACATCGCCGCCCATACCAAGCGCCGACTGCTGCGCGAGATCGCCGCGCCGGCGGCTGAAGAAGACGCCGCCGCCCTGGCCCTTCGCCTTGGCGTCAGCGTGCGACGCGTGCAGCAACTGCGGCAACTGTGCAAGTGACCAACCCAAAGGATTGCCCCATGACTCGACCCACCGAAACCGACCCGGCCCGCATCAAGCGCCTTGCTGAAAAGCTCGCGACGATGGCCTTTGCCATGGAATCCGGAGGAGGCGAAGCCGCCACGCTGTTTCTCGCCGCAGAAACGCTCGACGCGCTCGACGGCGCCCTGCGCAAAGAGCGCGAGACATCGATGTGGCTCGACTCCGCCATGCACGATATCGCTGTCCTGCTCGGCGGTGGACAAGTCAGCCCCTACGAGCGCACCGACGACCCGATTGCCTTGGCGCGCAGCAAAGCGGGGTATGCTTGCCTGGCGGTTGATCGCGTGAATTTACGGATGGAGAAATGATGCCGACACGATTTGACACCATCAAGCGGATTGCTCTGCAAGGAATGAGCGTGCGAGACTTCCTCGCCATCCCGTGCTACGTCTCGACGGGAGACTGCGGCATGGCGCAGCGATGCGGCGAAAGCAATCCGGAAGCCGTCGAGCGAGCAAGACGATCTCGTGCAATAGCCGCCGCCGATCACGCGCGGATGCTCGACCGCCTACAACTGGCGCGCCAAGCCGTCTGCGGCGCGCATGACCTGGACACCCTGCGGGCCGCGCTGAATCGCTTCAACACTGGCGGAGACGACGATCTGTCTCTCCACATTCGGCACATGCTGAAAATGGTCGACCTGACGACATAGCCAGACCACAGCGAAATTTTGGGCTATGCGTTGATGAGGAAACGGAACAGCAAATGAGCGGAAAAAGCTGCGTAGGGTGCAAATTTTTGTACACGGTTGGAACAGGGTACAGCAATTGGACACACCTGGACGACGAGGTGAACTGTGCAAAGGACAGAAACCAAAACTTGCCGGCGGATGAGCCGGATGATTGGGACGAAGCCAATGATAACTGGCCAATGACAAAAAATGCGCGATGTGAGCTTTACAGCCCTGGGGTAAAAGTGGCGCTTGATGTCGACGGCGTCGATGGTCCGGCTGATCAAACATGCGACGAAGAAGCCATCATAGCTATTTGTGCACATAGCGGAAGAGAACCGCATGGAGATGCATAACGAACGCCTAGCTAACCGGCTGGCGCGGCATTTTGCGCCAGTCCGGTTGAGCGACGTGTTAGCAGTTTTTTGGAGAGAGAAATGGACTACGTGATTTCAGCAAGCTACGGCAACGACAGCATGGCAATGGTGCGGTGGGCCTACGAGCAGGGATTGAAGAATGTTGTCGTGGCCTACTGCGACACAGGGTGGGCCTCGCCTGGATGGTGGCAAAAAGTCGGCGCTGGCGAGACGGCGGCAAAGGCGATGGGGTTTGAAGTTGTGCAGTTGAAAAGCATGGGCATGGCTGAACTGGTGAGGATGAAGCGCGGGTTCCCCGGCAATGGCAAGCAGCAGTTTTGCACCATGCACCTAAAAGGCGTGCCGTTCCTGCAATGGCTGGACGAGGCTGACCCAGAATGCAAGGCCGTGGTGATGGTGGGCAAGCGCCGCGAGGAAAGCGAAGCGAGGAAGGACACGCCGGAATTTGTGAAGGACTCGGAATACCACGGCGGGCGCACGCTCTGGCACCCGCTGTACCTGCACACCGAAGCCGAGCGCGATGCACTGCTGCAACGGGCCGGGATTGAGAAACTGCCGCACCGAAGCAAGGAATGCAGCCCTTGCGTGAATGCGAACCGTGGCGACTTCCTTCGGCTGACGCCCGGAGAGGTTGAGCGGGTGAATGATTTGGAGGTAGAGATTGCGCGCCCGATGTTCCGCGCCAAGCGGTTCGGCGCTCTCGGGATTCACGGCGTAATGACGTGGGCCAAGGATGGCCGCGACCGTCCAAGTTTTGAAGAGGAAGAGGAATCCTGCTCCGGGTTGTTCGGGTGCGGGACATGACTGCTAACAAGCAAGTGGTGAGCGCACGCCAGCCGCGTAGCGAAATTTCTTGCCTATTCTCGCCGCCCTGGGTCAGCCACCATGCTGACCCATGACCCTGGCCATTCCCGACACCGAGCCGCTTTCGATCCGCGCCGGAGACTCCCTTACCTGGTCGCGCTCGCTCCCCGAGTATTCCGCCGCTGACGGCTGGACGCTCAAATACCGCATTCTCTGGACGACGGGCAGCAGCCCGGTCAGCTTCTCCGCCGCCGGCGTCGGCACACAGCACACGGTCACCCTCGCCGCCGTAACCACGGCCGCGTGGGCCGCCGGACGCGCGACCCTGTTTGTCTACGTCGAGCGCACCGTGGGCCCGGACACCGAGCGCGTTTCGCTCGAAACCAAGACGCTCGACATCGCGGCCAACCTCGCCACCGCGACCACCTTCGACGGCCGCAGCGCCAACGTCAAGGCGCTCGATGACCTACGCGCCGCGCTGGCCAGCTACTGCACCGCCGGCCATGGCCCCGTTGCCGAGTACCAGATCGGCGACCGCCGAATGAAATTTCGCAGCACCACCGAAATCGCCGACCTGATCGCGTACTACGAGCGCGAGGTGGCGCGCGAGCGTGGCGTTGCCGGCCGCGTGTTCTACCGCGGCTGACCGGGAGCAGATCACCGTGCGCCTTCTCGACCTACTCGCCAAGCCATTCCGCCGCGCTCCGCGCGAAACCGCTGCCGATCGCGCAGCGTGGCTGGATTCCGCCGTGCGGGGAATGGCCGCGCAAGCGCACCACGCGCAGCTCGCGCAATTGCGCACCGCCTCGCGCAGCTTCGAAGCTGGCGAGACGCCGGCATGGGTGTCGTCGTGGGCCACCACCGCCGCCGGCATCAACGAAGACCTGCACAACCAACTGCCGACGCTGCGCGCCCGCTCGCGCAACCTCGCGCGCAACAATGAGTGGGTCAAGCGTTACCGAATCCAACTGGTCGACAACGTCCTCGGCGCCGCCGGAATCCGCCTGCAGATGCGCCTGCGCCAAGCCACGCGCAATCGCCAGGCCACCACCGGCACGGCTCCGCTCGATAGCACCGCCAATGCGCTGCTCGAATCCACCTGGGCCGCATGGGGCAAGCGCGGCAATTGCGACGTCTCCGGCAAGCTCTGCTGGAAGGAGATCGAGACGCTGATGCTGTGGACGCTCGCGTCCGACGGCGAAATACTCTACCGCTACCGCCCCGGCGCCGGGCCCTTCCGGATCCAGATTCAAATCCTCGACCCGACGCTGCTCGACGTGACGATTCGCCGCGAGTACCAGGGGCGACGCGTGCGCATGGGCGTCGAGATCGACGACGACGGCAAGCCCGTGGCCTACTGGCTGCGCGCGGCCAAAGCGGGCGATCTGGCCAGCGACTCCAGCACCGTCGGCTCGCACGTGCGCATTCCCGCCGCGCAAATCCGCCACCGCTTCCTCGTCGAGGAAGTCGACCAGATTCGCGGCGTGCCGCCGCTCGCCATCGGCGCCCGCCGGCTGCACATGCTGCACGACTTCGAGGACGCGGCCGCCGTCGCCTGCTCAAACAGCGCCAAGCGCCTGGGCTTTTTCGTCAGCCCGAGCGGTGACGCGCCACCGGGCTTTGCCGACCAAATCGTTTCCAGCGTGCTCGATGCCGCCAGCGCCGCCGGCAAGGTGCTCACCCCGGACGAGATCCAGCAGATCACCGCCTCCGCAGAAAAATACACCACCACCGTCCCCGGCACCTTCGACAGCCTGCCGAATGGTTACGACTTCCGGCAGTACGACTCGCCCTGGCCGAACATCGATTCTGGCGAGTACGTCAAGAGCCAGGTCCGCGGCTGGTCGGCCGCGCAAGGCGCGTCATACGTCTCGATCGGCAACGACCTCGCCGACGTGAATTACTCCTCGGCGCGCGTCGGCATCCTCGACGAGCGCGAGCACTACAAGGAACTGCAGGCCCGCCTGATTTCCTGGCTGCACGAAGACGTGTTTGAGCAGGTGCTTCCCTACCTTGCTGCCGCTACTCCCGGCCTGCAAGTCTCTCGCTTGCCCGACTACCTCGCCGCCGCCACCTGGCAGGCGCGCCGCTGGCAGGGTATCGACCCGGTCAAGGAAGCGAGCGCCGACGAGAAGAACCTGCAGAACGGCTTGACGTCGCGCTCGCGGATCATCATGTCGCGCGGCGAAGACCCCGACGAGATTGCCGCCGAGCGCATCGCCGATGTCGCGCTGTTCGGGCCGCTGCCGACGCCGAGCGCCGCCGCTCCGGATGCTGGCGCGCCAGACCCGGATGGCGACGCCGCAGACGACAGCGGAACCGACAAAAAGCCGCGGCGAAATTTCTTTCCTATTTCCAAGTTGCGACCCGTTTGACAATCGAGGCCATGAACGATTCTGCAACCCTTGCCCAAGCGCCATCGCGCTCTCGTGTTGTCGGTGCACTGCATCGGCATATGCCGGCCACGCTGGTTGTCCGCGAGATTGCGGACCGCGCGGCCTCGGATCAGCGCCTCGCGCTGTCGCTGTCCGTCTCGTCCGAAACGCCCTATTTGCGCGACAGCGGCTGGGAGGATCCATGGGTGGAAATCCTCGGGCACGCCGACAGCGAGGTTGACCTGTCTCGCCTCAATGGGGGCGCGGCCGTCCTGGCCAATCACGATCGCTATGCGGCCACCGGCGACACGCCGCTGGCCATGATCGGCGCGACCGATCGCGCCTGGCTCGCCGACGGCCGGCTGTACGCCGACATCACCCTGAGCGGCCGCGCTGGAATCGCCGACCTCCGGCAAGACATTGTCGACGGACTCGTCCGCAATGTTTCGATTGGCTACGTGATCGACGAGCGCGTGCTGACCAAGGGCGCCGGCGCAAACGGCCCGGCCGAATACCGCGTCACGCGCTGGACTCCGTTCGAGATTTCCATCGTCGACATCCCCGCCGACGCCACTGTCGGCCTGGGCCGCGCGGCCGACGACAGAGCCGCTGCCTCCGCTCACTACCGAATCATCGCACTCGATACCACCACGCCCGCCGAGGGCGCCACCACCAGGAGCCACACCATGGACCAAGCCACCGCCCCGGCGACCGAACCCGCCGTTACCCGCAGCACCAGCAAGCAGCCCGACGGCATCGAACT